GCCGGTGTTGGTACCGCCTACGTTCGGAATGCCGAGATAATCGGTAAGAGCCGCTTCGCTGGTAGGGGGTGCCATCGTGAATTTTGGGGGTGTGGCGGTCGAGGTTCCGTTAACGCCGCCAGTAATGAATTCTTCCCATTCGTTCCAGACAATGCGGTGAGGAACGAAGAAGTAGTGAAGAAAGACGTTGACCCGATGCATGATCGGGAAAACCATTGGCGCAACCCGTAAGAGGGTTTCGGTTTTTACGTTGAATTGGTCACCTGGGAGAACTTCCTCGATGTACGTGGGAATGAGTTCGCCCATGTTGAATGAGAGTTTTTGCTCTCGTGAGAGGTCGAAGGCGGAGTATTTTGGCTTGTCCAAGCCGATCCGTTCGAAGATTTTATTAGACATAGGTCTGTTGTTTGGGTTGGGTGAGATGCGAGATTGTCGCATAATTTATATTGGGTAATGCACCACTGTCAAGTTTTTTTGCACGCCTTTGTCGTTCGCCTCGTGCCTCGTTGTCCTAATGCGTTGTTTTTATTAGACTTGATGTAGTGGTGTCATTTAGCATTAATATAACAAGGAAGTATTAATGCTTTAGACCCCCTTACCGGGGGTCTTTTTTGCGCTTCGCTGCGCTCGCTTTGGCTGGTTCCTTGTCGCTTTCGGAAGACCTCAGCGACGTGTCACCAGCTGTTGGTTCTGGTAGTAAAGAGAGGAATCCGTAAAGGGTAGCCTTTACGGAGTTGTAATAATGTTTGTATTCGTTTGGGGAAGATTCGTTGAATTCTTCCATTGATCTGATAAACCAGTTGTCGGGAATCATAGCTTATTTGCCTTTTTTGCTTTGTGTTTGATTTTTTTAGCGTTATTTAGATTTCGTGTAAATAACTCTTCTGTTGGATTTTCGAACAATTTGGATTTCAAATATTGTTCGTCTTTTTCTGTTTTTGTGGTGATTTCCGTTTTAGCGTTTGCCATGATGTAGAACTGTTGTTCTTTGGAAAATATTTTGTCCTTGTAGTATCGGGGCATGAGCGTTTTGTGTCCGTTTTGATAAACAAACGTTTGAAGATTGGTACGATGTAATTCCAGGTTCGGCTCAATGTATTGAAAGCCGATAGCAGGACGTCGAGACATGAGAGTAAACTCCGGAACAGGATATACAGACTGAGCATCTTTGTTAAGATGGTATTTCGTAGTGTAGTGAATATCTGCATCCGTTATGGCGGCGAGGTGAACGTGTCCGTTTCCCCAGATCGCCTTTATGCGAGGATATAAAACAGGATTGCAATTGTAAAGCAGAATGTGATAATGTGGCCGTTTGGTATCGGTGCCATATTCGCCGACTGCGTAGTATCGGAGTTGATGCGGCCAATTTTTCGTGTTTGCCTTTCGTAGGCGCTTAAAGAATCGTTGTAAATCGTCTTTCGATAATGACGGCGTACCGTCGGTGTAGGGTATGTTTTCATCGTTGTAGGTGAGTGTAATCCAATGAGATGATATGGAGTGTTTGTGTTCGACCTGGTTGCGAAAGGTCCATTGATTGCGGCGGGCCTCTTGGCATTTGCCGCACTTTCCACAGGGTACGAAACGAAAAGAGGGGGCATTGCCCCCTCTATCGTCTTTGAGTTGAAGTGGCGTCACGCAAGCCATTGTGTTTTAGCTTATAAGCGGATGCCACCACGAGAAACCTCGTAGTGTTTGGAGCGTTTGGATTTGCCCCCGTAGCGTTTTTTCATGCTAGTCGTATCCTGTTATGATGTTATTGTTTGAACCTTCAGGAGCGAGTTTTTGAATCCAGTTGCGGAGACGTTCACCAAGTTGTGACGGGGTGAGTCCGAGCGCTTCGGCTTCGGCCTGAAGTTTGTGTACTTCCATACCGATCAATCGTATGTAAGCAGGGTCATTTGGAGAAAAGCCATCTTTTCTTAATTGAGCCTCGACAGATTTAATCTGTCTTTCGAATTCAAGTATTTTTCCCTGAGTTCTGGTATTGTTCAATACTTCAGTTGCGGTGTCGCTTTGTGTCTTAGCAAGCGTTTCAGCGTATTGAGATTGAGCTCTACGTATTAGCGTATCAAGGTCGAGTAACCCGGCCTTTTTGGCTGCGACAGTTGAATCGGCAATTGCTTTGCCAGTTTGCGCCTGGATCAAATCATTTGTCTGTTTAATGTTCTGAAGCTGCGCTTTTTGTGTTTCTATGTTCTGCGTTTGTGCCAGTGTTTCAAGTGGGTTTGGAAAATTAAGTTTAGAATCATATTGCGGAGCCTCATATTTGGGTGCCGATTGTGAATTACCAGGAGTTCCCTGTCCGTACATAAGAGCCGGATTCAATCCGGCCGCTTTAAAACGGTTCATTTGGGCAAGTGGAGTGTTGTACTGGTTGTTCAGTTCCCACATCTCCTTGTTTTTCTTGAACTCGTATTTAGCGAGTTCTTTTCGTTGATTGTTTTGGAATCGGTCATTGATCCATGAAAGACCCGCCTGTGCAAGCCAGGGAGCAGCAGCTTTGGCAGCGGGAATGACCCAAGGCCAGAGAGGCATATTTATACCTCCTCAGGTTTGGCGGGGGTGATTGCGAGGATTTGCTTTTCAAGAGCCTCCTTGGTCTGTTGTAGGAGTCCTACTTGGGTGTTAAGAGTGTCGAGGTCTGTGAGATCCAGTGCGGGAGAATAGAACTGGTTGATGCTACGAATGTCGTTGACATCGAGGTACTCAGACTGGCGAAATTGAAGCGGGATTCCATTGGCGTAGCGTTCCATGAGTTGACGGATAGACGGTGCATCGTTTTGCACAGTCACAAGTTTACCGTTATTGCGCTCGGGTTTGGAGCGTTGGAGGTCGTTGCGGGTTTGAAAGGTTTTCATAGTGGTAGAGATTAAAGGGGGGGATTTAACCCCCCGTTTTTTCATCGAAGTGAAGGTTTGGCGAAGTACGGCATCGGTCTGCGCGCCTTCACATTGTGGAAGAGTTGGCACCATAGGGTTTGGACAGTTTCGTCCTCTACGGCGAAAATTCGCCGAGTGGGGTCTGCGGTGACAAAGTCAGAGTTGAGAACGGCAGCGGTTTCGTCTGCGATGTCACGTGCCATGTGCCAGCGGTCAAGACCCCCGGCGGTTCCGCTGCGGAATTCTCCGTGTACAGTGGATAGACCGTATTTATATTCAGCGTAGCGTTGCTGATAGCCGAATGTGCCAACGTTGAACGTGTTGTTGAGGTTGTCATAAAACAGTTCGTTGTTGAATACTTCCTGTTCACCGAGGTTTGCAAATTCCGGTTGATAAAAGTCGAAACGATCATCTTTCCGGAAATGGCGAGGGATACCGTTCTGATAGGCGGTGCGTGGGAGTACGGAAAGGATTCCGATGACGTAGCCGTGTTCCTCGAAGGATTTGTTGAACTCGTTGGTCGTGCCAACAGAAATACCGTGTCCGGCCATATCGCCTTGTGGGGCGGTAGCGGTTCCGGTTGTGTTGAGGACTTCCGAGATCATGATTGGCTGCATACCGCCGCCGAGATATTCGGCACGCTGCAAGCGTTGGTCAGTGATACGAGCGTCGGGGAAGGTTGCTTTGATGTACTCGATATAGCGTGAGCCGGTGCGCGCCATTTTCTCCATAAAACGTTGAATAGCCGAAGTTTCACGGAGTTGGTTGATAGTGAGGGTGAGCGCTTCGATGTTTTCAATGCGAACGTTTGTGCCGCTGATATTGGTAGTTCCATTGGTCGAAGAAATGCCAGCGGTTCCAGATGATGGAAAGAGCGCGCCGTCAGAAGAACGTCTTGCCTCAGAAGAATCCTTGTAGTCGATTCCAATTGGAAGGTTCGGAGTTACTCCGCGCTGAGCGAATGGCAGAGCGCTGGTAAAATAGTCCTTTTCCCAGCACCGTTGGCGGAGTGTGGTGAGAGTAGCCGTGGACGCCGTGTGTACGTCGATTTCGGGTTGAAGGGTTTGATCACGATAGTAATCAGAATAGATTTTCTGATATGCCCGGTAAGGAAGTTGGGAGATTTGGAAGCCGGTGTTGGTACCGCCTACGTTCGGAATGCCGAGATAATCGGTAAGAGCCGCTTCGCTGGTAGGGGGTGCCATCGTGAATTTTGGGGGTGTGGCGGTCGAGGTTCCGTTAACGCCGCCA